ATGTTGCTGAATACCTACCGCAGATGCAAAATTAGAAGCAGTTAATTCTACTTCATTCATCTCACGTAGGAGTTCATTGGTTAGATTAAGATAAGTAGCCATCTATTTTAATTAGGCCCTGCTATATAACCACCACTATTTTTATTTCTTCTAAAAGCATCACCAATATCTTTAAAGTTTTGCCTACGATAATTTTTATCTGTTGCAAACTTTTTTAAATCACGAAACGCGCCTTTATTAGTCTTTGCAATCTGTTTAGGTACACCTGCTAAACCTTTAACCGTTCTTTTAGCAACACCCCCAATACCTTTAACTTGATTTGTAATTATTTTTGCTGTTACTTTAGGAGTTTCTATTACATTAGATGTTATATGTTTTCCAACATCTTTTACAAAACGACCAACTTTATATTCAGCACGTTTTTTCGGAGGTCTTCCTCTTCTAGAACCATAAGTTCCTTTTCCTTGTGGCATACTCTACTCCTGATCCATTGAAAATGTTTTACTCTTTGCTCGACAGGCTTCTAATTCAGAATTATATTCTTTTATTTCTTTCTTATCTTTAGAAGCTTTATTAAATATTCTATCGTAATTAAAGTCATAGGCTTCTTTATTAAACTTTTTACGGAAGCGACTTCCTTTACTGGCGATAGTTCCAGTACTCATAACAAACGGTTTTTCATCTGTTCCAAGTTGTGCCACTTTATCAATCTCCTATAAAAAAGGAATGGGGGCCATTACAGCCCCACAAACCTAAGTTAAGTTCTAGTCAATACCATAGAAGGCAGAAACTAGTGCTCCATCACGTAGTACCTTGGCTCCATATACATGAAGTCCACGTACTATATCTCCAAAGCTGTCAGGATCACGTAGCACTTCTGAGCTAGTGATTGTCTGAGCCGTAGCTGTAGATGATATGTGACCACCAATACACTTACCAGCAGCATTAGATGTGCTAGCAATGTTATTAGTCTTGTACATATCGAATCCACGCAGTTTGCCAGAGCTTACCAATCCATTGCGGATTGATCCTTGACCTGCATTGTAGTCAACTGACAAGAGTTTAGAAGAACTTTGAACAAGAACTTCGTAGAACTCTGGATTAGCTAGGAACCAACGACCTTCTTCAGGTACGTTTTGCTCGTCTAGCAATCTTGCCATATGAGACAATACATCAATTGGATCGTGTTCGCCTGATGCAAAACCAATGTCCAAGTTACCAGTACCATCAAAGGTGCCAGCAGCTAGGTCAGTTGCACTGTCAGAACCCAAAATATGATTAGGGCTAGATGCCGCAACTCCTGAAAACATTGTTGCTATAACGCCTTCGTCAAAGGCATCTTTCAGTGCATAAGCAGCAGAAGATGCGGCTGACTCACGCCAATTCACATGAGACATATTTGATTCTATGTCATCAACTTTGAATTTGAATGCGTTAGCAGTATCGACAACAAGAGTCAACTCTTGGTCGGTTAGTTTAGTTTGAGTTACATCCGCTCCCCTTTCATACTGATAAACAGTAATCGTAGGTTCTTTGACGATCTTTACACTATCTCCGAAAGCGGTAATCTCACCAGCATAATCAGTATTAGTGATTGCTTCTGCTACAGAAGATTTCCTAAAAAAGTTTAGAACCTTTTTAGAATATACTGCAGGTAAGAAAAATGAATTATTTTGACCACTTACGGAGTTGGCAAAGTTAGCATCGGTGTCTGTACTTGGTTCAAAGTACTGATCTGATTGATTATAAGCCATATTACTTCTCCATTAAAAAAGACAATTTTAAGTTTTGACTACTCTGCCTTCAGAAACAGCTTGATTAATTTCTTCTTCAAATTTATCATACTGATCTATAGACATAGCAGCAATTTCCCTTTCAGTCCATATCTTAGGTTGAGCAGAATCTATTTGTGTTGTTTTAGTTGACACAATATCCGCTGCTGAATTCCTATTTGCAGACTGTCGTTGTGGAGAACGTCTTGTCCTTGTAGTAGTAGATTTACCAGTTTCTAATTTATATAAGTCAATAGCTTTAGATGCTAAGGTTACATTATCAGGATTATTATAAATCCAATCTTGTATTTGAGTAGGCTGTTCTTCAGCCCATTCGTGAAATGATTCATCGCCTCTAATATCTTCAAAATCAGGATGACGATCTCGCAAGGTAGTTTCTGCTTCTCGTTTCAGTATCTCAGCTTCTCGTTGTTGAATCGCTGATAACTGACTTTTAAGTTCTCCTACCTGTTCTTCACTTCTTAAATGTGCTACAGACTCTACAGTATCATACAAATCAGGATACTCATTTTTAAACCTTTCTAAATCTTCTAAAGACTTAGGAGCTTCATAACTGGGCTGTACTGATCTAGCATTAGCCTCTAATTCTTGTTCTCTTTGTTTAAATTGAGAAACCCTATCATCATAATGTTTCTTTAAATCATCATAACGCTTTTTATAATTAGTTCTCTTTTTAGGTTTTGCTTCTTCATCATCAGGGGCCTCGTCTTGTTCAAGGGTAGCCTGTTCTTGAGGTGCATAAAAAAGAGAATCAGCATCATCCGTTCTAGGCTTGTCTGGCGTATGCCAAGACTTTTTAGCATTATAGGGATTAGCTGTCTGTTCTTCTACATTTTCTACTACTTCTGACATATTTGTTCTCCGTCCGGGGCTTGAGTCTTCTTAGCAAGGTAGCCATACTAATTCATTCTGGCCTGAATAATTAGATTAGGGGCTTGACTTTACTTCAAGGTAGCCGTTAAGTTAAAATGATAAGGGGCCTATGTTAGGGGTGGCCTTATCGTACACTTGGCATTCTGTTAGAGCCGATCATAACTTTACGAATTTCTTCGTCAGTTTGAGAGAGAGAATCTTTTGAATCTTCAATTTCATCATCTCCTTCTACAACTCCTCCAAAAGCCATCTTTAGTTCCCTGCCACCGTCATAGTCATAGGCCATTTCTGCATCATCCATAAGGACTTGCAAGTTATCAGGGCCTATAGCATCGGTAGCTTTCCTTGTCATAACAAACTCTCCATCTGACAATCGTGCAGGTATTGAGTCTGATACTCCTGTTCCGGGGCCTATTACTTCTCCAGCCCCAGAAAACTCAGAAGCAGTATCTACCACTTTGTCAAATATGACACTAAGCTGTGGATCTGCTTCTAAAGCATTCATTAAATATGTTTGTTCTTCTTCTACTAAAGATTCATCTATTATGAAATCTAAATAGTTTCCTTCCATTTCTTCATCTGGTAATTGAGAAGCTTCTGCTTCTTCCATTTCTTCTTGTGGTATATTAGGATAGGTATCTACTGGCGCAGTTTCTTCTTCTGCTCCTACTAATTGTCCTTCTTGATAATCTTCTCTTGATAAAAGACCACCTGAATTTTTTTTCTTTGCTTTAGCCATCTTTTCTCCCTATAGATTCCTTAACCTGCTCCTTCAACGAGTCTAGGTGTGCCAGAAAACGCAGCTTCCCCTGACTGCGGTACATTTCCTGTTCCGATGTTGCCGCCACCAGTACCTGTAGCTCCAAGGTCTGTAGGTTGTTGAGGTGCTCCTTGAGGGCCTCCCATACCTCCGGGTTGTTGACCAGTGGGGCCAGCTTCCGGGCCAGTTGCTTGTCCAACATTGTTTTGCATTCCTATTATCTGTGCCATCAGTGCAGCTTCATCTGGATCATTCATCAATTCATCAGGATCTAATTCCAGACTGTAAGCCAACTCGCTAATGAGCTTGTTCATTTTAACAAAGGGAGCAACAGCAGGATTCTGTACAGTTTGTAAGAATGTTGTGAGTCGCTGACTTCGTACCTCTTTTTGCATTAGGCTATTAGTGCCTGTTGCTTTAACTTCTAGATCACCTTCTACTCCTAGTTTACCTTCTAGGAATTGCATATTCCATTGGAAATAAGCTTCTCCTAGAGGTTTAAGAAGGAAATCATCCAAGTTCTTTATCACTGTTTTGATGTTCAGTGAAGCTGCACCAAGCAACATAGACATGCCAGAAGCAGTTCTTGTCATGCTTTGTACACCTGTTTGACCGTGAGAATAGCTAGGAATACCTGTTTGTTCATCTGCTAACTGTCTAAACTTGTCAAACATCATCATATTTTCTTGTGAAGTATTAGGAAACTTCAAACCATTAATAGCTGTTCCGGGCATACCAGCTTGCCTTCTAAAGACTTTGCCGGGATATATCTCCATGCTTTGACCACCTACTAAAGAGGTTTCGTCTACGTCAAAGACTA